GTAGAACGTGCCACCAAGTAGTTTGTCACAAAGTCTTGAAAACCTTGAGTCACTTGTTCCTGCGTAGTTTCCACCGAACATAGTCCACTTGTCTTTCTTAGACACTGGAATCAATCTGAGGATCTTTCTTCCACCGATTGGTTCTGCCATCACTAACTCTGCGGCGGGGTACTCCTCGCACGGTTCGAACGGCCCTTCTGCGTTTACCACAGTGAAACCTTTTGCATAACTTGACTCACCACCTGCGGTGCAGTCCATGTTATCAAAGAACGGATCACCATACGGTGCCTGTCTATATGTACTTACATGAATTCCCATAATATAACTCCTGCCTACTGGCAATCAAATGCGACTACAAAGTAGTCTGTTAACTCGTTGGCAACCGCAAACTCTTCTGCTTCTGCCTTCGTCTCAAAAATCTCTTCTCTCAATTCTCCACTCTCTTGAATGTAGAACACCAAATCTTGCACCATCATTTCCTCCTAATTAAAAACCTATTATAACTTGTTTTGATAACAAAGTCAAGCGTTTTCTCAAACTAATTTGCATAATTTTATGAAACACGCATCCATCTCCTGTGTCCAAACCTCGAACGGAGATCTCCTCACAGTGTTTGACATTCCTCCTACCTTGTCCACAACATGGGCAAGAAAGTACGGATCTCCACTTTTCACTACTAATTCATCATCTGAATACAGTTCCAACTCCATATGGTTGGCAGTAACATAAGTAATCATTCTGGAAACCTCACTGGTCGATAGTTAGTTAGATCCCAGAAGTGGTCTGGGAGAATAGAGAATGTTCCTAATGGGGCAATGAAACTTACTCCATCTTTAAAAGAAACATACGTTAGATTTTCTAAATCCATAATATAACCTATTTAAGTAGTTCAACAACAAAAGGGAATAGCATTAAAAGCATTCCAGTCACAAAGTCTTTATCCATCATCCAAGTCATAATCTCTCCTTTCTCTCTCAATTACTTGTATATTATAACTTGTTTTGATAACAATGTCAAGCGTTTTCTTTACTTATTTTCACTCATATGGAGAAATTCTGTACACTTAGAACACTTGCCACATGCTCGTTTTGATGAATGTACACAAGAATGTACATATTTCTGAAGGTGTTCGGGGATAGAGTCCCACTGCTCTTTCTTAGTCATATGACCAAGTGGTGCGGACATCTTAGTTGGGATATTGAGTGCTCCCAATACACGTTCGATACTACGGAAGTGATCGTCTACCCAATCGGTATGTTTGTCGATTCCGTTGTTGAATCCATAATAGATCTTATGAATGTGGGGGTTATTGATATTCACAATTTGCATGATGTTACACCATGTAAAAAAGAATGGGGGATTGATGCCAAGATCAAAGTAATGATCTAATAGTTTTTGTTTATCTGTTAGGGGGTGTTCGTTGACATATTCTATGTATCTCAGATCGACATCAAGATTGGACGCAATAAGATCAGCACATTCGGATTGCTGTCTCCAACCCATTCCAACTTCTACATGTATTACTAATGGGTTCATACCCTGCTCTACAACATGACATAACAATGCAGTGGACTCTACTCCACCAGAGAATGCAACTATACAGTCGTGGTTCACGGAAATATTGCTCGTTCCCATTTCTTCTTGGGTAGATGTTTTGAGTGGATCTTACAACCTATGAATTCGTTGTAGTAATCTTCACGTAACAGAACGTCACGTAGGAATTGTTCCTTTGCTTCAAGGTAAGAACATTCACCTTTTGTTTCACACAAGTGTAGGATCTCACGGTAGTATGCATCTCCACCTTTCTGCTCTACAAGTGTCTTCAGATGCTCTGAGGATCCGTAGTAGTCCTTCCAGTCACTTTCCTTAACTACTGTGCGTTTCCTTGACTTACCTTTCAATGGTGGGAGTCTGCGTTTGCTCCAGAAGAATTTCTTACCGATATACTTCTTACCAGTATCACGCTCTGTAATAAGATAGACGAACCCGACATACTTGCCGAGTTCGTCTTCTGTTGGTTCGAATATTAAGTTGTTTTTATGCCAAGTCATACCTGTATATAGGTATTACTCAACTCCTTCAATAAACTCTGGTTCTGCATCTTCTCCGCACATAGGACAGTGTTGTGGATGATCATTGTCATACAATACTTCTACGACAGTTGTTATATCACATATACCACATTCTATCTCATATTTGCCACTCACGCCGCACATCCTTGTCCATCAAGACCACATACCTCTGGTTCTGGGCCGACTTCTGTCCACCCCCAATCACCTTCCATTCCATTTACGGAATACTCAGTCACACGTTTCTCAAAGAAGTTATCATGTGACGCACCATTCAGTACCCAGTCCAACCACGGTAGTGGATTGTCCTTAACACCAAACTTAGGTTTCATACCCAGTTGTAATAGTCTACGGTCTGCAATGTGTCGGATGTATTGCTTAACATCTTCTTCAGTTAGACCTTCGATAGTACCAGACTTATATGCAAGTTTGATGAATCGGTCTTCTAACTTAACAGCATTCTTTGCCATCTCATAGATCTTAGACTTCAACTCATCGTTTACGATACGTGGATGTTCTTCACAGAACTCACGGAATAGTTTCGCATTACCTTGTACGTGCATAGTCTCATCACGGATAGACCATTCTACGATTGTTCCCATACCTTTCATCTTACCGAAACGTTGGAAGTTCAATAGCATCACGAATGATGCGAACAGGGACATACCCTCGTTGAATACAGATTGTGCCAGTACAAGTGCAAGACCAGTGTGAGAGTTGATGTCACCCTCTTTCATAAAGTCAATCTTGTCTGCCATCTCTTTGTATTCAAGAAAGGCATGGTGCTCTTCATCTGGTAATCCCAGAGTATCATTCAATAGTGCGTATGCACGTTGGTGTACTCCTTCACGATTAGCAAATGATGATAGCATGTTACGGATCTCGTTGTTCTTAAACTTCGGGATCAATAACTCGTGGTAGTTCTCCCCTACCTGTACGTCTGACTGTGTGAACAATCTCAGTACTTGAGTAATAAATTCTTTTTCTTCAACTGATAATTTAGTTCTCCAGTCTTGGATATCTTCCGAGAGTTATGCCTCGTCCTCTACCCAGTGGATCTCTTCATGTTTCTTTACCAATTCCACTGCCCAAGGGTAGAGGAAAGGTTTATATGTTTTACTAAAATCTAATAGTGCCATCTTTTTTCCTTTTTAATATTTGTTCTATTTCTGGTAAGATCTTATCTAAGATCCTTCCAACACCCTCTTTTGTGGGATGTTCACATTTGGTGAGTGCTGTACGAATATTATCATGTTTGATTCTGAAAATATGTGTCAGTTCTCTTTTCTGTCGAAGGTTAATGTCTTCGTTTTTATACTTCGGGTTTTTATAGAAACCGAGAATTATATCAAGAAGAGTATGATGTAGTTGATCTCCACCTATAAAATCACTCTTAGATTTTCCATGGAATAAATTCATCTCACCGTTCATCCAAAAATTATCAATTGAGTTTGTAAACAAATAGGGGATATCGTTTTCCTTTAACGCCCCCCTAACAGCATGTACACATTGCTCCATTAACATTCGGTTAAAACCATGATCATTAAGATCTCTCCACACAGGTTCAATAGTCTTCCATTTTTTTGTCGTCATATGTGTTATGAAGTGCGGATCGTCATAATGGCATACAGGATCACCAGTCTGATTTTCTCTACGTACCATAGGCATACGCCACTTTTCAGACCAAACAATTAACATTGCTACGTTGGTACAGTCATGTTTCTGTATATATCTAATTATATTATTAGCAATTTTTTGATTAGAGGCACCTGCTTCTCCTCTTGTATCTACATCAACACCCAAACGTTCTGATATCTGTTTGCCTAAATTATCCTCAATATGTTTCTCCACCCCGTCTTCTTTTGTAAACCCATTAGTCCAACTGTCCCCAAACAACACCAACTTTCGCATCAATCATCCTTCGCACGCTCTGCATTCTTCTGAGTCATCTTCGAATGGTGTTTCGAGATGCTCCATTAAGTCTTCGTATCCACCAATATACTTACCACCAATGTATATTTGAGGGACTGTTTTTACTTTCCTTCCTGTCACTTCCGCCGCAGTTTTACCAATGTCTGCAAGGTCTATCTTATCATATGGTATTCCTCTCAACTTCAGTTCTTCCATTGCCATGGAACAGAACGGGCAATTCTTTTTGGAGTACACGATGCTTCGTGTATCTTCTTGAAGTGCGACACGTTCTACTTTTTCTGAGACATTTTCCGCACGAGACTTTGCTTCGGTGCGTAGATAATACAATCCTTTGAGTCCATCCTTCCATGCTTTGAGATGCACCTTATTTACATAAGACTTGTCTGCACCTGCGGGGAAAAATATATTTACACTCTGTCCTTGACAGATAAAAGGTTGTCGATCTCCTGCGTGTTGTACCACCCAGTTCTGATCTAATTCCTGTGCTGTTTTATATATACTTTTTTCACCTTCTGTAAGGAACGGAAGGTGCTGAACACTACCTTTATTTGTAATAATTGATGACCAGTTGGACTCATTACTCTGACCCTTTGATTCAAGTAGTCTTGTCAGATACTTGTTCTTAACCAAGAAGGATCCTGCACGTGTACGATGTGTATATGCATTTGCCTTTAATGGTTCAATGGACGGAGACGTTGATAGTATTACACCAGACGAAGCATTCGGGGCGATAGCAAGAAGGTGGGAATTTCTTCGACCAGACATCTGTCCGTCTGGATACGACCCACGCTCTTGTGCCAACAACTCAGTCTCTGCAACTGCCTCGGATTTAATTCTGGAGAACACAACACTATTGATTTCTCTTGCCGCTTCGGATTCCCATGCGACACCATGACGTTGTAACAAGGAATGGAATCCCATTGCTCCAAGTCCAATAGACCTCTCTCGGTATGCCGAGAACTTAGCACGTTCGATTGTGTCGGGTGCGTTTTCGATAAAGTATTCGAGCACATTGTCAAGCATACGCACAAGATCACGAACAATAGTAGTTTCTTTCCACTCATCATAATACTCCAAGTTTAAAGATGAAAGACAACATACTGCGGTTCTGTCTTCGGATGTAGGTAAGTGTATCTCATTGCATAAGTTACTACCATTGATCTTTAGTCCAAGATCTTTTAATGGTTCTGGTAAATACTTATTTGCAGTATCAATGAAGTTTAGGTATGGTTCACCTGTACGGAATCTTGTTTCTAAAATACGTTCCCACAACTTACGAGC